TAGTAGACTATGTTAATAGACTATTAACAGAAGAAAATTATGTTGATGCTGTATTAACAATTAGTATGTGTATAAATCCAAAATCCGGTTTATATCCTCCAATATTTCAAGGATTTTATGATTTTAAACATGAACCATATGCTGATTTATATTTTATAAATGAAGCACGAAAGATTAAGTATAACAGTATAATAAGACAACTTATACAAAAGAGAAATTTGTTAGAAAAACAATTAACACAAGAAGAGGAGCAACAAATTATGAGAGATTCAATCACAATTAAACCAGAGGATACTCCTTATTCGGAATTAGAGAAAACAGACCCTAGAATTGCCAGCGAAGAATTTGATAGTAGAGATTATGTCAATGCCGATGGTCGCAAATTAATTTTAAGAAGAAAAAAGCGGTCTATACAAAAGAGGTCTATGAAAAAAGCGGTCTATAAAAAGAGGTCTATGAAAAAGAGGTCTAAAAGAACATTAAACTAACTAGTCATAATAACATATATATAATACAATATATGTTATTAAAATAAGACGCAATACGCAATAAGCAATAAGCAATAAGCAATAAGCAATAAGCAATAAGCAATAAGCAATAAGCTTTAAATATCTAAACTCACAATATTTTTATCACTTTTTTGCCTGCGTTTAGATTTTGTTGGTATTTTAGCATTTGTTAAATCTCTCAAGTCCTCAATACTAATTGTGCTAGATTCATTATTTCTCCTTTCATTAACATCAACCTGCTTAGTTTTAAGCCCACTTAATAAAGACGCAATATTTTGACTAGGAGGAGCAACCGACGGACCCTTCATTTCTGGGCGTGTAATACGTTGCTCACTAAAAGGATTACCTTCGCCATTATCAATTTCCATTCCGCGTGCCGACATAATATCCGGACGATTTATTATATTTTGCACTCTTTGACTGCGTTCAGGTAATTTAGACTCGACTGGTGGCGGTGGCGGACCCGAATTTACATTTGGGGGCATAGATGCTCCAAAACCAGGGTTAGCACCGTTATTTCCAAATAGTCCATTCATAAATCCGCCTAATCCCGGTTTAGATTGACCCATTGTATTAACTGCTGCCTGAGTAAATTGCTTCATTAATTCTGGATTTTGACGCATAATATCATCCATACCTGGCATTGAAGATTTAAATAATGTATTTGACATATGAATCATCATACCGGAACCACCTAATTGAAACAATAATTTTAATTCAGGAGACATTTTTGCTTTAGATTTATATTTTTCGTGTAATTCGGCAAAAATTTCATCATATTCATCAATATTTTCATTTATTTGCTCTCCCCAACCATCAAGTTTAATATCAAAAGGGTCAAATTTATTATTTAAGAATTCTAACCCGGTTATACAAGCCATCAACATTTTTCCTTGAAACTTAATCGCATTAGATTTTTCTTTTTCCGCAATAATAGTTTCATATTCTCCGATCATTTCATTTAAATTGGAATCCATATTATAGCGCTTGCTAAGCGTAACCCCCTTTTTCTCTAGGTCTTCTAACTTTCGTAAATATTTGAATTTTTCTTTTAACTCCTCTTCTTTAGTTAATTCGGGTTTTTCTTGTGCCTTAGTTAAATTTATAGGCACATTATTGAATTTACCAAATCCATCCCAAGTTTTATTTTCATTCATATTTGCCGTTGATTTACCCAAATTTATTGGATCATTATCATCATTCTTTGTAACTGGTTTAATATTGGCACCATTATTCTTTGAATCACCGCCAAATAACCCTCCAAAAATAGATTTTTTATTAGTTCCCGTTGATTGCCCATAATTTATTTCTTTTTTATTACTAGTATTACTATTATTACTATTATTATTAGTATTAGTATCGGTATTTAACTTTAGTTTGTCATCAAAATGTCTTGAACTGTTATTATCTGTTAAATCATTTAATTCATTTTCTAAAGAAGTAATATCTTCAATATCTATTGAAGTTGATGTTTTTTTTTCATTTATACTTTTTCCATTCATTAATAATTCAATACCACCGCCAAAATTAGATGAGGGTTTTTTTGATATAATATCTTCTATTTCGTTATCTATATTGGACTCATTTATCTTGAATTCTGGAATTTGAAAATTATCAATGTTTAAAGTTTCGGGTTCTATTTCTATAATATCCATTAAAACTATTATGATAAAACTAGAAGTTTAATTTTTAAATACTCCGCAATATATATTATATAATAATTAATTGTTAATTAATTATTAATAGTTAATTATTAATAGCTAATTATTAATAGCTAATTATTAATAGCTAATTATTAATAGCTAATTATTTTAATATATTGAAATTTTCTAAATAATAAATTCCTTGTAAAAAACAATCTGCTAAGTCATCTTTCTTTGAGTGTTTAACAAAAAAGGCTACTTCTGGGGACATATTTTTATGTTCTAATAGTTGTTTTGTAAAATAAATACTGAGTTTCTTTCGTTCATTATATGATAACTTTTTATCTTTAGCATCACAACTATCTTTACTAATAAATAATTTTAACTTATTTGTTGCTGATATAAATTTAATATTATAATTATTACAATCTATAAAGTATTGAGATATCATACCCTGAATAGTTTTCATTCTATTAGCAATAGGACTTATTTGATTTTCTAAAATAATTTGATCAATACTAGATAAATCAATATTTTTAAATAATTCATTTAATTCGTTTTTTATACTAATTCCTATATCTATTAAATTTACATTGTTTGCGTTAACAGTTTCAATTGCTTCAAAACAAGTAGAATTTAAAAATTCTTCTAGTAATTTTATTAACGATGCCTTATTTATGGGTTTCTCTATTTTAATTTGATATTGTTCAATCAATAATGAGAGATTGGCAACAGATTGTTTATGAAGTGTTTTAATATTGCACGTTGGCAAACTATATTCCGTTTTTTTTGTATGATTTTTACAATAAAAAACATTATCTTTATGAAATTTTGCTTCTTTTGAGCATGATTCTTGATTACACGAAATTAATTTGTTACATAAATTGATCACATCCCATTTTATGATTTTAAAATCTTTAAAATCTTGTAGATCTTTAATATTAGTATTAGCATTAGCATTCATTTTTTTATCTATAACATCACATTCTAATAGAGCATATGCTAAATTTTTAATACCAATATCTATGCTTAATATTTTCATAAGTATTATAGGTTTGTTATTAATAATATTATATATTATATATTATATATAATATTATTACATTATATTTATACATTATATTTATACATTATAATAAAAATTTATTTATAAGCACCCACACATACCGAATAATTTAATCTATAAACGTAATACATGAGTATAAAGGTTAAAAAATAGGATGTTGCGAAACCAAGTATCTTGTAATTCTTTTTATATAGAGCTATTATTATTCCTATAACTGCTAAAAGAACTGCTGCTAAACTAAAATATCCTAAATAATAAAAAAACATACAATGCTCTTTGCCAAAAGGAGCCATTAAACCATCTAGAAAAGTCATTTTATATTATAAAATATTATAAAATATTATAAAATATTATAAAATATTATAAAAATAGTATAAAATATTATAAAAATATTATAAAAATAGAAAAAATCTATTCGTTAGCTCTAATTACATACTTTGAAACGTGTTTTTGAGCATCTAATTGTTGTCTTGACAAATATACATTTTTCAAATCACTTGTTTCGTATCCATATGGTTGATCGCGTGATAAAATTGACTTAAAAATGTAGGGACTTTGTACATTAGTCAAAGGTTCTGATTTATAATTTGAAGTTGTACCACACTCAATACAAGAAATATATTGATTATTTTGTATAATAGCATCCGCATTTACTTGTAAATATTTTCTGTAATCACTGTTATTTTTAATATTTTTATTATTTTGAAAAACACTATCATTAAGAACAGACGAATAATAATTGCTAAATAATCTTGTATCGTCCATTAAAGGCGGAAAATTGAAGTGAATATTATTTGAACCACTATAGCAAGTTCCCCAACTCATAAAATTAATATTATATTATGTAATAATATTAATTATTTACAGATTTTATAAAATATAATTTACAGATTTTATAAAAGTTATTTAAAATAAATCAGGATTCATTTTTTTTGGAAGTTCATGACCAAACATTACCATATATATTAGAACACAAGCAGCCAACAATATACTTCTATTTTCAGCAACAATATGTCTTTGACCAAGAGCATAAATCATAATTATATACAATAACACACCGACTATAACCGAATGAATTACCATGACTATACCTCGTT